AAGAATACTGGTTAAACGGCTGGGTCAAAGAAGGCGCTAAAGGAAAGTTCTTTTCGCTTGCCTTGAAACCAAAAGAAGAAATAAAACAACAAACAAAACCAGAACCGAAACAGATGGTGGATGCTGATGTCCCATTTTAACGCTGGCTACGCTCTAAGGAAAATAATCCGCAGCAGAGATATCACGATGGCGTCTATCGCTCGCAGGATGGACATCAAGACTCAACAGGTCTATCGGTTTACAAAATCGCGTGATATGAAATTATCTACTGCTATACGGTTGTGCGAGATTATCGGTATTCCATTGTCTGAGCTTGTGGAGGTGTCGCATGGATCAGTGGATAGTAAACAGTGATGAGAAGCTGGAGTTTCTGATTTCACACATCAGAGCGGAATACCTGAAGCATCATTATCTGAATGTCGAACTGTCTAACGGCAAGCAAAGGAGTGCTCGCCAGAACAACGCTCTTCATGTGTGGTTGTCGATGGTAGCTAAAGCCCTAAACGATCAAGGCAGGGATATGAAGAAGACCCTGAAGACTGATGTTGAAATCCCGTGGACAACACAGACCGCCAAAGATCATTTGTGGAGACCAGTTCAGATCGCAGTGTGTGGACAGGAGTCTACTGTTGATGCGGCGAAGGTTGACTATGTAAAAGTCTTTGAGGTGCTCAACAGACATTTCGGGGAGAAATTTAACTTACACATTCCGTGGCCGGTCAAGCATGAATCCTAAACAGTCTCAACTTTACGATTTAGGACGACAGGCAAGGATTGCTGGCTATGACCTGGGTGCGTGTAATCTATCCCATCATGACGTTAATCGCGTGTGGTGGGTCGCTGGCTGGCATGATGAAGGTGTAGAGAATGAACATAAAAATACTGGCAGCGGACACATGGTTCTCAAAGTGCGTAAGGGAGTCAGCTGACTGGATTTGTCAGAGATGCAAATCACAACACGAAGAAGGCACTTCAGGGCTTCACTGTGCGCATTTCATGTCCAGGGGGAAGTGGTCTACTCGGTTTGATCCATCGAATGTGGCTGCGCTCTGTTACGGGTGTCACTCTTACCTGGACAGAAATCCACATGAGAAATTGAAGTGGTTTGAGGCGTATTTGGGTAAACGCGTGGCTGATGCAATGATTGAAAAGTCTGAGGACACAAGGCACGGATTGAAGAAGCTCAAGAAGGAAATCGCTAGTCACTATCGGGCTGAACACAAAAAACTGCTCGAAAACAAGGGACAAAATGGAGAAAAAAACCGTCAATTTGTCCCCTTCTGAGCTAAGTGATTGATTCCCAAAGCTATATATTTTTGCCTAAATATAAGCAAAAGCGTTTACAAGCAGTCTTATTTGGGTAATATATGCACATGCCAGCGAGGTGCTGGCCCTACAGGAGATACAACATGAATAAAACAGCCTATGACAGAGGTATGGCTGACAGCTATTACAGCAGGGCAATGATTCCGCACAAATGGATTGACGGTGAGCAAGTTCTGCTGGAAAGGGGCAAGGAGTGGGATGAGTACATGGAAGGTTATGAGTGCAACGAAGAATTGGGAAACTTTAAAGACTGGGGGACGCCATGAAAGATAGGATTTTGTTTGTAGTGGTGTTCTTTGTTATTGGCTACGGTCTGACCGTGCTGGCGCTGGGGTGATTATGGTCAAAAAAATCAACGATCGCTGGTGGATGCTTACCAGTGACGATGGAGTGGTAAAGCTCACCTGGTTCGGCCAAACCAAAGAAGAAGTAATGGGCCGCTTCCGAAGCTACATTCGAGAGCTTGACTTGGACAAAGTTCGGACAAGAGGAGTGGGTAGATGACTACGTACACATGCGTGTGTGAACTCAAAAACATTTGTCTGTCACCAGTGTGCGACCAACCGTTTGAAGCATGTTCTGCTGATCTGCGCTGGTGTACTAATATCGGCGGGGACGGTAATCAGTGCGCACATGATGAAGCGTGTCATCTTACAAACAAAGCACACACGGCGCAGGGGGAGATATGACAGACGCACAGAAGGTGGTGGGCGTGCCGGCTGAGATGGTCGAGCAGTGGTGGCAACAATACCTTGCCGAAGGCGCAAGCGAACATATGAACTCGCACAACTGGATAGCCAACTGTGCAGCAGCCTACGGGCGAGAGCAGGCGCAGTGGGTGGCGGTGAGTGAGAGATTGCCGAAAGACGGCAAGACCGTGATTTTCTGGATCAGGCCGGCGGAGTATGCGTCTGTCGGGAAACTGGATGTTGATAGCCGGTGCTTTCATAGCGTTGGCGGTTGGGTAAACCAAGACGACGTTTCACACTGGATGCCACTACCGGAGCCGCCGACATGCGCAGCTAAAATAGGCCACATACTAGGGAGAAAAATATGAACCAAAAGCCAAGACCGCGACCCCTAGCTGCAAAAGAGCTAACCAACAAGACCGGATATGACGAATCCCGCACTATGGTGATCGTGTGTCCTATTTGCTTTACCAGCTTCAACCGCCCACCGAGCCATGTAACACGAACTAAAACAGGCGTTTCCTGCTGCTCTAGGCAATGCGCGGCATCAGCGCGAGTCGTGCGAATATCGGTGCCTTGTGTAAGTTGTTCTGCCCCAATGGAGCTAATCCCATCTTCAGTGGGCAAAATAACTACATGCTCAAAGAAATGCTCAACCCTGCGCCGTATCGGAAGTGACGCAACAAGCAAGCAGTCATCGTTTGGCGTCTATAAAAAAGCGATTGCCGAAATATCCGCAAATGGAGCTTGCAAGCATTGCCGTACATCCATTGGGCCATGGGCAGTGCGAGGGGTTCGCGTGTCCATCATGGCCGATGGAGAGACTATGGTACACACGAACGATGCCGAGTTGTGGTGCAAGCAATGCCATTTAGTTGGCATTGCGCCACTCGGAGCGCCGGCAAGAGATAAAAGGGCTGCCAGCTCGGTGCATCTATCGGCGCGACGATGACAACAGCCCTCGCGGCTGACAAGGAGACACCATGAAGCGACCATACCACTGCAAAGGCTGCACCGTGTTTCATTCTGCCGGACATCCGAAAGGCTCAAAGCTGCACGGCTCTGTATACGATGCTTGGTGCCCGAAATACGCAAAGCCTGCCGCCTCAGCGGTCGGTGAATGCAAACTGAAAAAAGGGAAACAGGAGGAAACGAAATGATTAAAGGTAAGTCGTACCACACTATGACGGACAGTCGGGCGAGGGAGAAAGAGGCGTGGTTCGAGGACATACCGGATCATGTTGCGGCATTTAAAAAACGGGGAGGGGTCGTCTACGAGGCACAGATCGGAGAGACTTCTCAGAAATACACGCAAGCATTTGTAATAACGCGGAGAAAAAATGAAACGTGATTGTGATCTGTGCGGTAAAAAACAGGATGAAGTATTTTCTTACGATGGAAACCTAAAGATGCGTGCAGGCTGGCTATGTTGGCGCTGCTGGCCTGCCGAGGCGTCATGGCATAAAGCAATCTTGAGAGAGAGGTGGACAGATGATAGCAACGATGTGTCTTGCTCTAACGATCTATCACGAAGCGCGTGACCAACCGATTGATGGTCAGATTGCTGTTGCACAGGTAGTTATAAACCGAATTCATAATCCACGATATCCATCAACGGTGTGCGATGTCGTCCAACAAGGCCCAGTAACCTGGCATGGGCCTGTGATCGGTGAGTGTCAATTCGATTGGTGGTGTGATGGTAAATCAGACATTCCAAAAGATCGGCGATCAATGAGGCGAGCGCGTGTAATCGCAGAGATGGTCTTGGCAGGGAAGCTGGAGGACAGAGTAAACGGCGCAACGCATTATCATTCCACTAGTGTCTCACCTGAGTGGAAATTAAAATTCATAGCCAGAATTGGGAATCATTTGTTGTACAGATAAAAAAAGCCCCCGACTGATGAGGAAGGGGGCTTTACAAGTCTAAGCGAGGGGGAATAGACTTGTGATTGTCGGGTATGAGTTAGTAGCTCATAGGTATCCGGTGGAACAAGGGAGAAAGAGCCGGAACCGACAACCTGTCGCTATTCTAGCCAACTCCCTACTCCTGCCGCAACTCCTACCTGACCGCAATAGGCGGTATCAGTGCGTTATCTGGATTCCGGCTTGGTGGAGCGTATAACCCCCGGTCTGGCAGACCTAATCTGCAAACGTGTAATGGCGGCCCCTTAGTTAACAGCCCTGGGGTTCTTGAAGGCAGGTGAAGCCGACAGGACAAACGAGTTCTCCCTGATGTGACGTAAGCGGCTAGCCACCGTGCCTAAAGGCAGTCCGGCACTCGATAAGATTGTTCATCACTGACCATGCAGCTATCGCCACCGGCTGCTCAGTACCGCCACCTAGTCACATGCTAGGCTCTAGGTATAGGTCACACGGGTGGGCTGTTGTATGGGGAAATGGAAAGTGGTTTTGTTCGTGGCTACAAATAACTAAAATAGTTGAAAGGTAACTAAATGTGGATAATAAGCAATGCACTAATGAAGGCTTGCGAGAACTTGCGTTGTTCGCAGGAGCAGGTGGTGGAATCCTTGGAGGACACTTGCTTGGATGGAGAACAGTCTGCGCAGTTGAGTGGGAACCATACCCAGCTTGCGTACTTGCCGCCCGACAAAATGACGGCATTCTCCCGCCTTTCCCGATATGGGATGACGTTCAAACCTTTGACGGCAGACCTTGGAGAGGAATTGTTGACGTTGTATCTGGCGGATTTCCCTGCCAGGACATCAGCAGCGCAGGAAAGGGTGCAGGAATTGAAGGAAGCCGATCAGGAATGTGGAAACACATGGCTCGAATTATCGATGAAGTACGACCCAGATTCGCATTCGTGGAGAACTCACCAATGCTTGTGGGACGAGGCGCTGCAATGGTCATTGGTGACCTTGCCGAAATGGGGTATGACGCGCAGTGGTGTGTTGTTTCAGCATCCGACTGCGGAGCGCCCCATCAACGGGATAGGTTCTGGCTTGTGGCCGACTCCGACAGCGCACAACGCGAAGGAAACCAATGCTCCAAGCGAGGCACTGCGGAACGAGCCAACACTAGCCAGCCGAGTTGGTGGGCATCTGAATCCCGATTGGGTGGAGCTTTTGATGGGTTGGCCGAAAGGTTGGTCAAGCCTGCAACCAATTGATAGGAGTGAGTTCAATGACTGGCATCAAGGTTTTTCCGGACAAAACATGCGAGTGCGGAGCGACATTCAACCGCCGAATAATGCCGAGCGGCAGACTTCAGGATGTAAAGCTATTTCTGGCGCAGAGGTATTGCAGCCTGAAGTGCGGAAACACAAGGAAAGTTCTGAAGCCAAAAAGCTACCTGTGGCGAGCCAGGAAATTTCGGAAGGATGCGTGCGAGGCGTGCGGCTATGCAAAGAGACTCGCTGTTCACCATTGCGATCAGGATCAGACCAACAACAACCCGATCAATCTCCAAACATTGTGCAGCCATTGCCACGACTACTGGCACGCTACGGCAAAGAGGCTTGGAAGGATGGTCGCTGGGAGGATGCCGTGTCTCGCGTAGCAAAGGATGTGGCCGCTAGGGTGGACAGACTTAAAGCCATTGGCAATGGACAGGTTCCAATCGTGGCAGCAACAGCATGGAGGATATTAAATGGAGCTTAGACCGCATCAAGAAAAAGCGATTGAGATGATCCGGCACTCGCTCCGAACCGGACACAAACGACCACTGCTGGCTGCACCGTGCTCTTTTGGTAAGACGATCACGGCGGCGTGGTTGCTTAAAGCGGCTGCTGAAAAGGGCAAGAAAGTTATTTTCTTCGCTGACCGGGTGAAACTCATAGACCAGACCGTGGCTGCATTTGAGGCGCTGGGTTTAGAGTTCGGTGTGATGCAGGCCGATCATTGGATGAGTGATTCATCTAAACCGATTCAGATTGCGAGTATACAGACTGTCGCAAGAAGGCAGCGTAAACCTGAGTTTGACTTGGCGATAGTTGATGAATGCCATGTCGCGTATGACTCTCTAGTAAAGCTCATGGACAGGTTCGATGAGGTTCCGTTTATCGGTCTCAGTGCTACTCCTTACGCAAAGGGGCTGGGGAAAGTCTACGATGATCTGCTGGTGCCGATAACCACCGAGGAGCTATTAAGTCAGGGCTATCTATGCCCAGTGGATTACTACGGTGGACGATCTGTGAGCGTGAAGGGCATCAAGACCAAGGCGCTAGGTACGGGCGGTTCTGATTACGACCCAGAGGCGTTAGCGGAGGCAACAGAGAACGACAAGGAACTGTCAGGCGATATAGTCAGGAACTGGCGGGAGCATGGCGTAGGTCAGACGATAGCGTTCAGTCCGTCTATCAAGCATTCAAAGTACCTTGTTGACCTGTTCCTGGCTGCTGGAGTTCCTGCTGCGCACATTGACGGTTACATGGACGAACGCGAAAGAAGGCATCTATTCAAAGCGCATGACGAGGGAGTCATTCAGGTATTAAGCTGTTCACGTTTGTTGAATACTGGTTATGACGCTCCCACTGTTCGCACCTTGATTGATTGCTTCCCTACAAAGTCCCTGATCGTCTACCAGCAGCGTGCAGGCAGGATATTCAGGACAGCCCCAGGCAAGGAGAAAGCAGTCTATCTTGATCACGCTGGCAACGTCAAAAGGCATGGGTTTGCTGAATGTCTTGTCCCTGAAGAACTGGATAAAGGCGAACAGCAGTTTCAAGAGTCACGGCAGGTCAAGGAAAGGGAGGAGAAAGAAAAACGGGTGCAGGCGTGTCCTGTATGTAAAAGGCAGATGCAGGGTATCCGGTGCCAGTGTGGTTACACGATACCGATCAGAGAACAGCTAGTCACAGACGGCAAGATGCTGTCTAAACTCGAAAAGAAGCCGACAAACAACGACAAGTCCCGGTGGTATTCATCGTTTCTGAAATACTCCAGGCAGAAAAAGTACTCAGATGGCTGGGCTGCGCATCAATATCGCTTGAAATTCGGGGTATGGCCGAGATCACTAGAGATCGACATTACGAAGCCTATGCTGAAGGAAGCCGAGGGGTGGATCGTCCACAAGCAAATAGCGTATTCAAAGGCCCGAAGCAATCAATTGTGAGAAAAATACTTTTAATTTTCTCACACCAGTTATCGACTAAAATGGTTGTGAGTTAATTCGTTGTGGTTTTCTCACACAGCGGCAGGGGTGGCAAAGTTAAGCAGTATTGTCTATAATGTTTCACGTGAAACAGGAGGATTTATGCCAATCAAGAAAGGTTACTCGAAAAAAACTGTCTCTCAGAACATCAAGACTGAGATGAAAGCTGGGAAGCCACAAAAGCAGGCTGTTGCTATTGCTTTGAACACGGCTAAGAAGGCAAAGGCAAGCAAATCAAAAGCGACTTACTACTGATGGCTGGCAGACCCACTGGTTACTCAGATGACCTTGTAGAGAAGGCGCGTCAATACATAGAGGGTGACTATGACACAATCTACAGTCATTCTATCCCGTCTCACTTAGGGCTGTGTGAAGCACTTTCTGTATCAAAAACAAGCCTTTACAAGTGGGCAGGCGAGGAAGGGAAGGAAGCATTTGCGGATATATTAAGTAAATGTAACGCAAAGCAGCACAACATCCTGATAGCGAAGGGGCTGAGTGGCGACTTCAACGCCTCTATTGCCAAACTTGTACTAGGGAAGCACGGCTACCATGACAGGGTAGAGTCAACAGGCGCCAATGGTGGGCCGATACAGAACAAATGGACGATTGAGATCGTGGATGCCAAGCCTCCAACTGCCTAAGAAGCTCAAGCCGTTTATCACTACACCCAAGCGATTCAAGGTCGCATTAGGTGGTAGGGGGTCTGGTAAGTCCATGTCTTTCGCTGACGTCTGTCTGATGGACGCACAGACGAAGGGCATCAAGACGGCTTGTTTCAGGGAGTTTCAAGTCAGCATGGACGACTCTGTTCACTCCCTGTTAGTGGGGGAAATAGATCGTCTAGGACTGGCTGGGTTTGAGGTACAGAACACTCAGATATTGTATGAGGGTCAGGAAGCCTTCAAGTTTAGGGGACTAGCCAGGAATCCTGAAGGCATCAAGTCCATGCACGGTTTCCGAAGGTTCTGGGTCGAAGAGGCTCAGACAATCTCTGCTGATTCCCTGAAGGCGCTAACCCCTACTCTGAGAACGGATGACAGTGAGATATGGTTCTCCGCTAATCCCAGAAGCATTGCCGACCCGTTCAGCCAGCGGTTCATCAAGCCATTCGAACGGCAACTGAGGACTGACGGATACTACGAGGACGATCTCCACCTAATCGTTTGGATCAACTACTCAGACAATCCGTTCTTTCCGCCAGTGCTTGAGCAGGAGAGGGCTTACGATCAGGCCCACTTGTCAACCGCCCTGTACCGCCACATCTGGCTGGGGGAGTTCTACGATGAGGTAGAGGACACAATCATCCCGGTCGATTGGTTTGAGGCTGCGATTGATTCGCACATCAAGCTAGGCTGGAAGGCTGAAGGTGCCGTTATCGCAAGTCACGACCCGTCCGATCTAGGCGGAGACTCTAAGGGGTACGCTGTCAGGCATGGGAATGTAGTCCTAAACGTCACTGAAAAGGTCACAGGCGATTCTAACGAGGGCATGGATTGGGCTATCGCTCAGGCGCTGAAGGATCGGGCTGACTACTTTGTGTGGGACTGTGACGGTCTGGGGGTATCCCTGAAGCGACAGGTAGACGCTGCACTCGAAGGCAAAAAGATTGATTACGTCATGTACAAAGGTTCTGAGGCTGCTGAAGACCCTGATGCACCCTATTCGGACGGGGGGAATCAAAGGGCCAGGTCTAACCGGGATACGTTTGCCAATAAAAGGGCGCAGTACTGGTGGCGTCTAAGGGATCGGTTCGAGGCTACTCATAGGGCTGTAACGAAGGGCCAATACATCAATCCTGATGAGCTGATATCCCTGTCGTCGGGGATTGAGAAGCTGGATCAGTTAAGGGCCGAGGTCTGCCGTATTCCATTGAAGCGCAATAATTCTGGTAAGATACAGATCATGTCAAAGATTGAGATGGCAAAGAAGCCGTATGAAATCCCTAGTCCGAACATGGGAGACTCGCTGATGATGGCAATGTACCGGCCTAAACCTAAACTGGCCGAAGTGAAACAGATAAAATTCAAAGGGTGGGCCTAATGGCTGAGTATCTGACAGAAGAACCTGGCAACGAAACCAAGCAGGACAAGGCTGAGTCAGAGGAATACTACACTGACTACGACAGTCATCAGACCGTCATCAATCTGATGACCGCTGCGCAACAGGCTGACCACGACAACCGTGAGAAGGCTAGGGAAGCGCACCTGTTCGTTGATAAGCGTGATGGTCAGTGGGAACCGTACTGGTGGAACAACAACGCCGGCAAGCCTCGCTATACGTTTGACATGGTGAACCCGATTGTTGATCAGGTGACTGCTGAAATTGAGCAGAGCGACTTTGACATCAAGGTGTCTCCACAGTCTGGGCCTGCATCGAAAGAGACTGCAATGGTGTTGGATGGTCTGATTCGCAACATTGAGTCTATGAGTCGTGCAAAAGAGATTTACATCAATGCTGGCAGGGGAATGGCAACCGCCGGATATGATGGGTGGATGGTCTCGCATAAATACGCCGATGAGGAATCATTCGATCAGGACTTGGTGATTGAGCCTGTTCCCAACTTCATTGATCGTGTGTGGTTTGATCCTGCATCGTATCGTCAAGACAAGTCTGACGCACAGTATGCGTTCCTACTGCATCCGGTAAGCAAGGCTGAGTACGCGTCAAGGTGGCCTGAAGGTTCGGAGGCATCGGTGTCTGATGACCGTGAGGGCGATGCTTATTACGACAAGGCCGAGGTCATTGTTGTCGGTCAGTTGTTCTATGTGAAGCGCAAGCCGATGGAGTTGGTGTTGATGTCCAACGGTGCTGTGTATGAAGCCACCGACGATTTTGAGAAGGTGGTAGACGAACTCGCTGCTGCCGGTCTTACTGAGGTTAGACGCAGGACTGCTTACAAGAATGTGGTTTGTTCGCACTTCTACGATGCAACGGACTGGCTAGAGGATGAGGAAGAAACCATCTTTGACCGTGTTCCTGTTATCCCTGTTTACGGTAATTTTAAGATCACCGAGAACAAAACAATCTACTGGGGGGTAGTGGAGAAACTGCTTGATCCTCAGAGGGTTCTCAACTATTCAATGTCGCGTGAGATTGAGGAAGGCGCTCTAGCACCAAGGGCTAAATACTGGATGACCTTGACGCAGGGCGCCGGGCATGAAGACTCGCTGTCTACACTGAACACCAACAGCGACCCGGTACAGTTCTTTAATGTTGACCCAGAGAATCCCGGCCCACCACAGCAGAACGGTGGTGCAATGGTAAACCCAGGTCTCAGGACGATCTCCGAATCAATGAGACAGTTGATCGGGCAGACCGCTGGCATGTTTGCTGCGAATATGGGGGACAATCCCGGTCTTCAGTCTGGTGTGGCTATTGAACGGCTACAGAGTAAGGGCGACAACGGCACTGTGAAGTATTTTCGGGCATTGGAAACCGCCATTGCTGCCACTGGCGATCTGTTGGTTAAAACGATTCCGAAAGTCTATGACACTCGCAGGACTGTGCGGCTTCTCTACGAAGACAACACAGCAGAGATGATTACGCTGAATGACACGGTAATTGATAATCAAACTGGAGAACCTGTCACCCTGAACGATCTCACCAAGGGTCAATACAGTATTGCTTGTCGCGCTGGCCCAAGTTTCAGGAACAAGCAACAGGAGACCATTGAAACGATTATTGAAATCGCTAAGGTTGATCCTTCAATCATCAGCATGTCTGGTGACATCCTGTTGAATGCAATCCCGACATCTGCTGCGATGCAGATCGGAGAACGCAAACGGCTACAGATGATGTCTCAGGGTCTTATCCCTGCCAGTCAGATGACTGAGGAAGAAACTCAGCAGATGCAGCAGCAGCAGCAGAATCAGGGTCAGCAACAAGACCCTAACATGGTTCTGGCACAAGCTGAGATGGCAAAGGCCCAGGCTGAACAACTACGCGCAGAGGTTGAGATGCAGAAGCTGCAACTTGAGACTGCTAGGATTCAGCTTGAGACGCAGAAGTTCCAGGCGTCAATGCAGATGGATCAGGCCAACGTACAGTTGGATGGGTTCAATGCTGAGACGCAGAGGATGAACACACAGATCAAAGCACAAGAAGCTGGTGTGAGGATTCAGAAGGATTCCATCCAAGCGCAAGGGATGCAGATCGACAACCAGTTGAAGGTGGTCAGCGCACTCAATCCATTCAGGGGTCAACAATGAATCCATTAGCAGGGATTACTATCGTCATTGAGTCAGAAGAACCGCTGACTGAAAAAACTAACAAGGCAAACAGGGATAACGTCATTGCTAATTGGAGCTTTGGGCCGGAAGAAACGACCAGTGATAACAAAGACTACTGGCGCCAGATGGCTAAGATTTGGAGCGTTAGTCCGGCAGAGGCTCGCCGGCAACTGTGCGCAAACTGTGAGTATTTCAACAACACTCCGGAATCAATGGAGATGATGGAAGCCGTCGAAGAGGATGAGTACGATGCTGACGGTGGTGGTCGCGGCTACTGTACGAAGTTTGAGTTCATCTGCCACAACCTGAGAGTATGTCAGGCGTGGGAAGAAAAAGAGTTTGAGGAGGACTAATGGCACAGTCAGCACTCAGGAACATAAGCCCAACTTGGTGGAAAGACATTGCGCCACAGGCTCCACAGAAGCCCGTAGGACAACAAATGTCCGATGTGCTTGGTGGTATGGCTCTGGCTACGGCACCAATCCCTATCGTCGGTGATGTGGCTGGCGCTGTGTCTGACGCTGCTATGTACGCTGCGTACCCTGAAGAAAGGACGATGGGCAACTATCTGTTATCAGGTGTTGGCGTGCTGCCTTGGATAACTGGCGCTGCTGGAGCGAAAGCGATTAGGGATGCCGCGAAAGTAAGGCAGGTTGGTGCGGGGCCAATACCACAGGTGACCAGAGACTCGCCAATACTCTCAAGAGTTGGAGATGCAAATTCTGTCAACTCACTGGCTGTAGAGTTCAGCGAACCAGCCCTGAGACAAGTTCCTATTGCTAGGGCCGAGGACTTGATTGACCGAGGGTATTACACGGGGATTACAGATACCAGTCGATCTGGATTAGATGTTGTGAAGTCAGTCGATGGGGTTCCAGTAAGCTCCGAGATGAGAGGCGGTACTTTCTGGGGCTTTCAAGACGAGCAGCTAGGCAGAGGCCATGCTTTCTCTTCCGCAGAGACGGCGGTTGCTGGACAGCTCAACAGGGCAGAACTTGCGCTAGAAAAAAGCCCAAGAAAAGATGGTGCTGTATTTGTTCCTCATGGAATGATCCCTGGTTCTAGCTCTGACTTCGCAACGCAATCAGCGGACATTGCTGTCCCTTACGCGCAGCAGGTATTGAGTAGCGCAGACAAGCAAGCCCTAGACCTTAGAATTAGGAATGGTAAAGGGAAAAAGTACGAGGCAATACCAGATTGGCCTGGTATAGATAATGCAAGTCCGCAATACCTAAAGGCTATTGGCGGTAGACGCAAGGATGTTTTATACGCGCTAGATGAGTTCAGGGATGCTGGCGCATTGAGCATCTCTCAGATCAGAGCCATTGTTACTGATCCGCAGCAAATGGATGCCCCGTGGGGGGCGGCAAATTCTTTTTATCTGATGAACCCAGAGTTTTACGCTAAAGGGAAAAAGGTATTTGGGGAAAGTTCTCACCCTGCATATGCGGCAGCAAAATTTGGTAGGCCGCTTGGGGCATCATCTGAGGGGTTCAACATTCTGAATTTAGACCCATCAATTGGGACTAAGCAGGCTGGAGAGGTCAACTTCTATGATGAGATGGCTAGACGGGCAGATATTGCAAAACAGAATTTAGACGCAGCCCTGCTATCAGGAGACAGCAGAAGTATAGGCAAAGCCAGAAGCGCCCTTCAGGGCTATGACTTTGGCGACTTTGGAGCTGGCGGTGGCGCTGGATCATCAATACAGGCAACGCTGAAGGCTGGAGGGCAAGGGGTATTTACAAGGGACACTATCGACGAGATGGTTCGTCTAGGGCTAATCTTACCTTGACTAGGCGCTCTTGAGCCTTGCCTGTGACACCTTCAATATCAAGGTGTGCGCGGAGGGTGCCTACGTCCCATGATGCCGGATCAGCAGTGATAACTTCAAGCCACAGCGAATGGTCAGTGATAGGTCTGTCTTTAATAGTTTTCATACGCTGATTATAGCACAAATAACAACGCAGTTTTGAGGCAACCATTGGCCTCTCAGCGTTACGCAACATAAACCAACAAGAGGAAAAGTGACAAATTACGTCACCTATTGACAATAAACGTCACATTGTGTCACCCTGCCTACAGGCCACCAGACCTTTTCTGGGCTATCACCTACAAGGGCACCTATGACGCAACCAGACAAATACCAAATTGAGGTCGGCGATGAGACTCAGGAGACTGAGGTCATTCAAGAGGTTCAAGAGGTAGAGTCTGAGGAGCAGGAAACTGCTGCCGAACCGTCAACGGATAGTGGGGAGACCCACGATAAACCTATCTTCACCGAGCAACAGCAGCGGATATTCGACGAGGCAATCGGAAAAAAGGTATTCAAGCTCCGTGAAAAAGAGCGTGAGACCGAACAACTCCGAAGACAGCTTGAAGAATTCCAGAAAACTGAAACTCGGTCACGGCCATTTATACCTGACATGCCAGACCCGTTCGCTGTAACCGATGAGGAATATAAGCGAAAGGTTCGGGAGCGTGAACAGGCGTTGATATCCGTGGCGTCCTACGATGCACAACAGCAGATGGTTGACCAACACCGACGAGCTGTAGCAGAGCAGGCCGCGCAAAAGCAGCAAGAGGTATTGGTAGAGAAAGTCCAGTCTTATTCGGAGCGTGCAAAGACGCTAGGGATTAGACCAGACGAACTGCAAGCCGCTGGCGCTGTTGTTGGGAATTTCGGGATTGATGACTCTCTGGTGCAGTACATCTTAGAAGATGACCAGGGGCCACTGATCACTAAGTATCTATCGCAGAACGTCCAAGAACTGGACAACCTGCGATACATGCATCCAACACAAGCCGCTGTGAGGATTGCGACACTCATCAAATCGAAAGCTGCTGCCCTGAAACCAAGACTAACCAATGTCCCTAATCCTATTCGGCCACCGCAACCCACTGGGATTGCACCAAAACCGAAGGGGCCAAGGGGCGCAACTTTTGAATAGGTGAATAGAAATGGCTAATAATCTAAGTAGTAACGTAACTCGGAAAGTAGCGCGGGTCTTCCTTGATGCGTTTGAAAATTCCCGTGTAATTACCAAGACAGTTGACACTCAGCTTCTGTCCGACAAGTTCAATCCTTCTAGCGGTAGCACTGTAGACTTCAAGCGTCCGCATGACTACAACACCATCCGCACCACTGGCGGTGACATCTCTTCCTCTACCAAGTCCTCAATCATTGCTGGTAAGGCAACCGGTACAGTTCAGCAGTACTTCACTGCTGCGACCGACTGGGGCAACCTAGAAGAAGCGATTCAGCTTGATCAGCTAGAAGACATTCTGGAGCCGATGGCTCGACGTATCGTGACTGACCTTGAACTGGACTTCGCAGCCTTCATGTTGAAGAACTCTTCACTGCGTTATGGTACTCACGGCACAGCAGTAGATGCTTGGTCTGACGTTGCTGGCGCTGGTGCGTTTATGGACTCCATTGGTATCAACCCAGCAAGTGAGCGTTACTACCTGATGAACCCGTTCACAGTAGCAACACTGGCAAGCGCACAGTCTGGCCTGAACTCCGTTGACAGCCTGATTCGTACTGCATGGGAAAATGCCCAGATCAGCACCAACTTCGGTGGTCTTCGTGCTCTGAGCGCAACGACTCTAGCGAGCTTCACTTCAAGCTCTGGCGCAGATCGTGCCGGTACTCTGAGTGCTGCACCTGATGCGACTTATGTCACTGCCAAAGACACAATGACCCAGTCTCTAGCCGTCACTGCGTTTCAGGCAAACATGGTTGTCAAGGCTGGCGAGCTGGTGACGATTGCTAACGTCAACCGCCTGAATCAGTCAACCCGTCAAGCAATGGTCAGTGCTACTGGCACAAACGTGGCTTGGACTGGTGTTGTGACTGCCGACGTAACGCTCGGCGCGTCTGGCGAAGGCACTCTGGTAGTAGCTGGCCCAGCCATCTACGAAGCCGGTGGTCAGTACAACACTGTAACTGCGGCTCCTGCTAACGGCGCTGTAGTTACAATCGTTTCTGCTACTGCAACTCTGTACCAGCCTAACCTGTTCTACACTAAGCAGGCATTCGGTCTGGGCACAGTGAAGCTGCCTAAGTTGTACTCAACTGACACAGTAGCGACTACCCAAGACGGTATGAGCATTCGTATCAGCAAGTACTCGGACGGTAACGCTAACTCACAGTCGATTCGCTTCGACTTGCTCCCAGCATACGCTTGCTTTAACCCAAGCATGGCTGGACAGGGCTTCGGAGTATAATTTTTAGGGGGAGGGTGAAGGCTCTCCCCCTTTTTCTTTGTAGGAAATAAATGGAACTTGAAGCGTGGGTCAAGCCCAGCGGTGTTGAGGTGTGGATAAACACTGAAAGCCGTGGTGTTGCAAAGGAATTGGGATGGGTTCCGAAGTCTTCAGATGTGGAGTCTCCTGTCGTGGAGCCAAAGCGTAGGGGCCGTCCGCCAAAACAGAAAGAGGATTAAATGGCTACTGTCGCGCAAGTCGCAAAGGCATCACTTCAAGCAATTCTGGTACAAGCGTCAGAGGCTCCACTAGAGGCTGACGAGTACCAAGATTTCATCTTTGCAATGAATAACTACATGGCATCACTCGCTGCCAAGGGCGTCAACCTTGGTTATACCAATGTATCTACGTTAGCGGATACCGTTACCGTTCCGCCTGGTGCGATTACTGGATTGATTGCCAACATGGCGATTCAGTCTGTTCCCTATTACGGTGGCGTAGTTACTCCTGAACTTGCACTGACTGCAAGGGAAGGGATGCAGGCAATGCGTCAACTCGGTCAGATCATTACTCCGACCAAACTACCATCTACACTACCGATTGGTTCTGGTAATGAAGAGTCTATATACGGTTATTCGTCGCACTTCTACACTGGTGACGAGACTGGCATTGCTACTGAAACCAACGGATTAATCGGATTGGAGACATCGACAAATGGTTGACCGTTCGTATGGCGTAAGACAGAGCCAGTTTATTGAAGAGACATCAGTCCCTGCTGGGTCGTCGCTGGGCTTCTTCAATGCTGGCTACAACTACCAGATCACTTATGCAAACTTCCTGTCAGGTCTTGGGGTAACCGGGTCGATTGTGCAGGATGGAAATGTCACCGGCACTCCGGTGCTGGATGTTTCAGGCACTGTAAACAACATCCGCAACCTTGAGAACGGCGCAGGGATTGCGTGTAGCGTGTCGGCAGAGAATGGAATTACAGTAGCTCACAACTTTACTGTCAACGCCACCGGCTCGCCGTTGATGCTGAATACGACAGCACTCAGTCCGACCTTTGTCTCACTGGTCGCTGGTACAGGCATCACGTTAACAGCGGCAAGCAGCACGATCACGATTACCAACACTCCGGCAGTGGCGCAGGTGCGTGGTCAGGTCTATATGCAGGGCAACGCTACTGCAACGGTAATAGCGTCCACTGCTACACCTGTTCGCGTTGCTGGAACGTGGACTGTCGATCTGTCTACTAACGCAACCTGCACAACAGCAGGCCGAATTACTTACACTGGAACAACGACTCAGATACTGACAATCAATGCAGCATTGAGCTTAGACCCGGCCAGCGGTTCTAATCAGAATTTGCAGGTCTATCTGTACAAGAACGGTGCTGCAATTGCTGGCTCAAGAATCGAAGCAAAGGTAAACACTGGCGAACACCTAGCAGTTCCACTTGTGTATCAAATATCGATGGCGACTAATGACTACATTGAGATTTATGTTCAGAACTCTACGGCAACAAATAACATCACTGTAAGCCGAGCTGTATTGAGTATTAACTAATGCCAGCCCTTCCGATTACCAACGGGTTTTATATTAGTCCTTCGCTCCCACTGAGTGCGCAGGAGTGTTTGAACTGGTATCCGAACATCAGTGAGACTGCTGCGCTGTCGCAAGAGAATCTCTTTGGTACGCCTGGCATTGTTCAACTGGTGACTTCTGGGACTATCCAAAATCAGAACCGTGGTATGCACGAAATGTCAGGCGTGGCGTATGCGGTAAACGGTGACAGGCTATACAAGATCGTTGAAACGGTGGTGCTTGGTGTTGCATCGTATTCATTAGATGATCTTGGGAGTATCGCCGGTACTGCGCGTGTATCAATGGCCGACAACGGCACACAACTGATGGTGATGGTTCCTGGTGGTAATGGATACATCTACAACCATGTCACTGATACGCTAGTTCAAATCACGGATGTTGATTTCACTGCCAATGGTAATCCACAGTTTGTAGTGTTTGTGGACAGTTACTTCGTATGCACTACGGATACAAAAAAGTTTATCTGTTCTGCACCAAATGACGGGACAAGTTGGAACGCTTTGGATTATGGAACGGCTGAGTCTGATCCTGATGTTACTGTTGCTCCCATAGTCTTCAAGAATCAACTATTCATTTCAGGTTCGCAAACCATTGAAGCATTCCAGAATATAGGCGGTGCTGACTTTCCATTTCAAAGAACTGGCCTGTTCATTCAGAAAGGCGTAATGGCCCCATACTCTTTGATAAACGCTCAAGATACATTTGTATGGGTCGGCGGGGGAGAGAATGAGGGGCCGTCTATCTGGGCGCTGTCTGGTAACGACTCGGTAAAAATATCCACAACACCAATTGATAACTTGTTACAAAATCTTACACAGGAACAGCTTCAGGATATTTATTCATGGGCCTACGCTCAGAATGGTGCTTATTTCATAGGGTTCACGCTTCCTTTAAGAACGCTGGTTTTTGACATGGCGTCAAAGAGGTGGCATGAAAGGCGATCATTTCTTGAGGGTGAATTGTCACGATTTCGCGTGTCCGATATGTGCAAGGCATACAATCAGATATTGTGTGGTGACTTTGTTGACGGCAGGATTGGGAGAATTGATCCTCTAGTATTTACTGAATACGGGGATACGATTATCCGCCGGGTGTCCACTCAGCCTTTCCAAAACAACATGAAATCAATGTTCGTACCGTCGATTGAATTAACTGTTGAATCAGGTGTCGGCAATGACGCAGTGACCGAGCCAACGATTACAATGGAACGCAGCAGGGATGGAAAAACTTGGTCAGACCCAAGGACAAGGGCTATAGGTGCGATCGGGGAATATGACAAGCGTGCTATTTGGAGGCGCAACGGTCGAGTCTCTCGGTTTGAGGTATTCAGATTTACACTGACGGACGCAGTGAAGCCTGTAATTATCCGGTTGGATGCTGAAATTATCGGCGGTGTGAAATGACGCCATTATTGAATGCGGGACAACCTATCGTTGATGGGTCAGGAAAGATGGCTCAAGCGTTCAGGACATGGACTCTTGATGCATCCTTAAGTATCCCTATTGTAGGCACTGGTTCACCTGAAGGTGTGGTTGAGGCAAGGCAGTACCAACTGTATATAAACGCTGCTGGCACCGCTGGTGCAATTGAATACCGGAAGATGCTCCCTGAGATCGGTGGAAACAGGTTACAGGGATGGCTATTAGTGTAAGGCAATGCAGCAAGGAAGAAGCAATCGACTGGCTGAACGAGCCAAGCATCCTCAAGCTGTTGCCAGGAAGGTTCACCAGCCTGAGCGATGAGTTCACAACATTGGTTATGGACGAAAAGCTGTTGGTGGTTACAAGGCTGCACGATGACGGTTTAGAGATTCATGTAGCGTGCAGGTTCAGGGATCGGGCGGAGGTAAAGGAAACAATGCGCAACGCAATTAAATGGCTAGAAGATCGTGGATTTACTACACTGTGGACTACTGCCCCTGATAGTCGTAAAGGGCTAACAAATTTACTGGAATTCCTTGGATTTCAAAAAGTGAAAGAGAGGTGGGTTTATGGGATTTGATCCGATAACAATGGCGATAGTCGCTGGTGGTGCTAAACTTATTGGGGGTGCGGCTGATCGTCGCGCTGCTGGCAAACAAGCCAACCAAGCCAATGCCGTTTATGAGCAAAGAGCCAATGAAACCAACGCTTTTAATAGGCAAAGTGCTGATGAAGCCAACGCCTTCTACCGGCAAATGGCTGATGAGGCTAATGTTTACAACCAGCAAAGAGCCAACGAAGCTAACATTTACAATAGACAAGGAGCCGATGAAGCTAACGCCTTCTACCGGCAAATGGCTGATGAAGCTAACGCTATGTACCAGAACAGAACTGATAAACAGATGGGCATGTTGAATCAAGCGCGTGGATTGATTGGCCCAGCCTATCAACGATCTGGCGACATACGTCAGCAGGCTTTGAACCGAAGCCTAGGGCTTGCTGGTCAAATGTTTATGCCGCAGATGCAATCTATGCAAGGTGGGAACTACGCTGCTCAACAAGCAATCCTTGGTGGTCTACCTGCACAACGAGCTGCTTTGCTTGGCGGTAGAATGCCAGCACCAGCACAGGCCCAGATGCTGCCATTTGATCAAAATGCTATGCAGGGATTCATCAATCCTACCGTCCCGAATTTGAGAGGCTGAAATGGCAACTGCGGCTGACATCCAAAACTGGTTCAGGAACAACCCTGGCGCCACTGATGCGCAGATTTATGCCGTCATGCAGGAAAACAACGTCACACCAGAAGCTCTGCAACAAGCGATGGGAGGGAACCTTGCTGGTTACCAGCAAAGGTATAACGCAGCGCAAACCGCAGCTACGCATTCAGCAGGCGCAGGTAGTGAAATGCGAGATATGGAAGTCCGAGATGTGCGTGGTGGCCCAGTAAACGCGGGTAATGCGTCTACGCATCTGGCAGGCACGATTACGGCTGCGGACATCCAAAACTGGTTCAAGAAAAACCCCGGCGCTACAGATGCGCAGATCTATACCGTCATGCAGCAAAACAAGGTCAGTCCAGAGGCTGTGCAACAGGCTATGGGTGGCAACCTTGCTGGATATCAGCAGCGGTATAACGCAGCGCAAACCGCAGCTATGCCTACAAGTCCGCCAGGCACGGGTAAAGCGGCTACGCCTACAAGTCCGCCAGGCACGGTTACGGCTGCGGACATTCAGAAGTGGTTCAAGTACAACCCCGGTGCCACCGATGCGCAGATTTATGCCGTCATGCGTCAGTACAACGTGACTCCTGAACTGTTGCAACAGGCAATGGGTGGAAACCTTGCTG